TAGGAGGAGGTAGATCAAGTTGTCCCCACAGTGCTTGTAGAAACATCTTGAAATCCTCTTGTAGTAGTCTTAAGGTATTATCCATACTTTTCCTGTGCAGCTTTATACATCCTTATCATTATCTGTGAAATATAATACTCATCAAGTCCAGTTATTAAAAGTTGTGGATTTAACTCTCCTTCTCTAACCTTATCTTTAAATAGATCATAACGAGCTTCAGCATCTCTTCGTAAATTAGGATCATTTAGATCAGTATATGGATTTTTAAACTTTTCTGGGCTTTCTGCATAGTACTCATCTTGTTTAGCTATATAATCCCAACTCTCTTCTATTTCGTCTTGTATATTATCTGGTAACTTTTCAAACTCCTCTACACTTTTTGGCGGAACAAGTCTGTTTTCTTTTTTTAAGGTTTGATCTGTTATACCAAGCTCAGGTCTTTTTTTAGGTTTTAGTCTTGCTAATCTATCAGCTTGAGTTTCATTAACCCACCAAGATGGTCTCTCAATAGCATAGCGAACTTCTGTAAGCAGATCAT